GCTGCTTTCCAATCTTTCATTTTATTTTTGCCAACATACCAATTCTTTGACTCGTAAAAATCAATAAACTTTTCTGGCTCTGCGTGGCTAATTAAAACACCTTTTGCTTTAGCTCTATCACCAAAGTATTCGGTTGCTTCTGATAGCGTAGGCGGCGCGAAGCGTTTAGCTCTATTACTTAATTGGGTATTGGGTATTGGGTCTTGGGTATTGGGTAGCATACCAGACGCATTGCGTTTGCTTTGCGTTTGCTTTGCGTTTGCATCATCCAAGCCATTGTTTTTACTCCATCTTTTTTCAGCTGCTTTCTTTGCCTTAAAAGATTTGGAATATATTTTTTCAAGCACCTTATCTGCACCAGCATTGTGATAACCGTCTTTTTCACAAATAAAGAATTCTTGCAATACGTTTGCAATGCTTTCGGTATGCGAACGCATCCTAATTAACCTTGCTATCTGCTCTTTATTGCGTGGCAATGGAGCCTCTTTTAGATAGTAAAGGTCTAGCATTCTTCTGTATGCTAAGTCCTCCATATCATCTAAGTGCTGCGTATCTCTAGCGTAGTCACCTAAATTGAATTGATAGTAATGCATGTTATAATCCTATCGCCCTAGTAATTAACTAACCCGTTTGCGCGGGTTTTTTATTTTTAAATTAACTTGGTATAACTTCTTCACCCGCCTTAAGGAACTCTGATGGGCTGGCGTAAAAGTAATTGCATAGCATTTGCAAATTTTTACCGCTTATCAATTTAGACTTTCTAAGTGTCGCGACAGTTGATGGTGATATATTTAAATCATTACCTAACTGCTTTGCCGATACATTTCTTTCAGTCATGAAAACTCTTAATGATTTTCCTGCATCCATATCTACCAATCTCATTTTAAAACCTTATTGTTTGTTGGATTGATTTTAATGTTAGAGATATTTAATAATAATTGCAAGTTTTTATTGCATTTGTTTTTTATATCACCTAATATTTACGCATCAACACAAAACAAGGCAGCAACATGAAAAGTGCAGAAGAAATACAAAAGCTTTTATCAGATCCTTTTAATCCTTGCGATATTGAATGGCGGGTTCAGGCTTCTGGTTTAAACAACAACCCTTGGGTTCGCGTTATACCTTATGTAACCAATAGAGCAATACAAAACCGCTTGGACGAAGCTGTAGGTGCTTTTAATTGGCAGAATGTTTTTGATAAAACTGACAAAGGTTACCTTTGCGGGATTAGTATCTTAATAAACGATCAATGGGTTACCAAGTGGGACGGTGCTGAATACTCAAACATAGAACCACTTAAGGGCGCTTTGTCTGGTGCAATGAAGCGAGCGGCAGTTCAGTTTGGTATAGGTCGTTACCTTTACGGTTTAAATGAAGAGTTTGCAAAATTTAGAGTTGTAAAAAATCGCCATGAATGTGAGGACGGCCACTACTTAAAAGTATTTAAAGATAAAAGAAACAAAGCTGGCCCTAGTGCAGAAATAGAATGGTTTGAACCTCAACTGCCGGATTGGGCGCTCCCATCTGCTAGTTTTGATCAATACATCACAAACATAAAACGCTCTGATAGCCTGGCTGCGCTACAAGTTAACTTTGGCGAAGCATACAAAGCTGCACAGTATTTAAATCGAATTGATTTAAGAGATAAGGCCGTAGCTGCAAAAGATGAATTAAAGCCAATCCTAAAACAAATAGAGGATGAGAAGCAGCAAAAAGCAAAAGAGAAATTTGAATCTTGGGTTAGCAATCAAATTCAAGAAAATATTATTTCTGCAGAAAACGAAAGTGTATTGCAGATTTCTTACAAGCGTCTAAAAAATGAATTAACAGGCGTTTGCAAGGCTGAGAACCGCGACACTGAACATTATTTAAATGTTCTAGAAGTTGCACTTAATGAAGCATTAATGACAATGAAAGGTAAATAAAATGACAAGCTCAAAACAAGTATTTTCACAACTAGTAAAATCAGTCTACCAAGATGATGCAAACAAGGAGACAATCGAAGAAATTCGCAAAGAGTTTCCTGCTGATGTCGTTATTGATATGACAGACGATGTTAATTTTAAAGCTGCCCGTAAAACAAAAACCAGAAGAAATAAAATGGTTGAGGCCATTAAATCTAGGAGCATTGCATTTACTAACGAAGTAAAAGATTACGCAGATGATTTGACCAGCCAAGTTAATGACGCTTTTGAACCGGTTGTATCTTTATTTGAAATTGAAGATAAAGCCAGAAAAGAAAAAGCGGCAGAAGAAAAGCGCATTCGTGATGAAATGTTATTCAAGCAACGATCAGAAATAGATGGTTTAAAATCATTCCTAGAAAGCGCTCGCGGTTCAAGCTCTTCTGATGTTGCAGACATAATCGAAGCCGTAGATTTAATTGAAACAGATTGCTTTGATAAAGAATTAATACATGAAGCAATAGAAACAAAGAAAAATGTAATTGAAGAGTTGCACCAGTTACTAAGAGACACTAAAGCGCGTGAAGCAACCGAACGAGAGCGCCAAAAGCTTGCAGAAGAAGCAGCAGAGCAGGCTAAAAAAGCAGGAATACAGGATCGATTAAGTAAGTTGCAAAACATACCAATGTCAATGTTTGGTAAATCCTCTGCTGAAATAGAAAGTAAAATTGAAAGCATAAAAAGCGTTCAAATAATCGAGTCAGAGTTTTTTGATCGCACTGCTGAGGCAGAGCAAGCAAAATCTTTGGTTGTTCAGCAATTGGAAATGATGCTTCAACAAGCGCATGCAATAGAGTCAGCCAATAAGCAAAACAAACTTGCAGAGCAAAAAAAGCAAGAACAAGACAATGCTATGGCTGAGCTTGAAGCGGAACAAAGCAAACCAGTTATTGATAACCAAGAGCGTGAAGCACTTCAAGAAGTAAATAAGCCACTATTGGGCGACACAATCAAAACCACTGTATTTGATAAAGTTAAAGATGTTGAGCCATCAAAAACGCCAGAGGGTTTATCTGCTGAACTTGCTGCATTCTCTGCAAAGGTTAACTTATCAATTGAGCGAAGCGCAGAACTTCAATCAATAGTTGCAAAATACTTTTAATTAATAAGCGCCCTTAAATGGGCGCAATAGGTGACTTATGAAATACCTATTCGCAGGAACTCAAAGTAAAGAACGATTGGAGTTGCTATTAAGGCCAACAAAAATAAAAAGCGAGTGCATTAAGTCCGCTTTGTATGATCATCTTGTTCGCGGCTTTGATGTAAGCAATGCCGCATCTATGAACGACATTGCTCAGCAGAATTTAGATAGGGCTTTAATTAAACTCGAAGTAATAGCGAGCATATTCGAGGAGGTAAAAGAACTTGATGAAAGAGAGTTTTCACTTAACCGATGTAAATGCAAGCAAAAACAAACCCCTTAATTGGGGTTTTTTATTTTATAAAATTATTAAAATAAGGTTGATAATATATCCAATGTGATTTATATTTAAATCTAATCATTAAAAAGAGGTTAACTATGAAATTAATAACAAAAGAGGCTGGTTTAAAAATGCTTCGAGATAAAATAAAAAGCGAATTTGGCAGTCAGGTTAAATACGCAGAAAGCGAAAACGTAACACCTGCTTACGTTAGCGCGATACTTTGCGGTAAAAGAAGCGCACCGGCTCACATGCTTAGAATGATTGGTGCACAACAAGTAAAAGCCTTTCAAATAGAAGAAGAGTAAGCACAATGAACAATTCACAAGTTAATAATATTGAATGGAAAGATGGTGCAGTTTGTTATGCAGATGGAGAGCAAAGATACGCAGCAAGTTATATTTCTAACAAATTAATGTGTGGTGATTTAGATATTGACTATTATGGTGACTTCCAGCTAAACGAGCCGCGTCAAGGTGACTACATACCTAAATCAGAGCTAGACACAGAGCAGAAGTATAATAATGCTGTAGAAGTGTTTGTGTTGTTTGGGTTTAATTTCATGGGCTCTGCTATAAAAGAATTTAGATATTTCACAGATTCTGACTCTTTAGGTTGCTGTGATGATGGATTATGGCAATTAGGTGGCGGAGAAACGCACAAAGAAAGAGAGCTAACCTACAACCAACTAATGACAATAGGTAAACTTAAGCGCTTAATGAATGAGCGTAACAATACTGTATTAAGTCTGGATGAAGAAACAGAACTTAAATCACGCTCTATGGAAAGTGAGCTAAACAGCCAATCAAATGATGATGAATGGCCGAAAGTTGGTGATGAGGTTTGTTGGTCAAACGGCCACAGAAAGGGCGAACTTAAATGTATTCACGATGGATGGGCTTGGGTTAAAGTTGATGATAATGACTTTGCATCAATTATGGCTGAAAAACTCAAAAAACCAAAAACGCCCGAGGATATTCTATCCGAAGAACTAGCCAAAAAAGGAGTTCAAGACGTTTACATTCTAGCTTGCCAAATAATAAACGGTGAGTTTGATAGCATTAAGTATGTGCCAAAGGGTGGAAAGTAATTATGAATAAAGCATTTAGTAAATACGGGAAGACGGCTTGGCTAAAAATGCCAAAGGCAATTATTGAAAGCTCATATTTGAAAAACTTAAAATGTATAGTTCCGGTAAGCGGTGGTAAGGATTCTCAGGCATGCCTTAAAATGGCAGTGGAAGAGTTTGGAGCTGATAGCGTAATGGGTTTGTTTTGCGACACTAAATTTGAACACCCTTTAACCTACCAGCACATTAAGGATATGTCTGATATTTACGGCGTTTACATCCACACCATAAACGATGGTAACGTCCTTGATAAATGCGTACAGCGAGGGCGATTCCCTGGTGGCGGAGCTAGACATTGCACCAACGAGTTAAAAATAATACCAACCAAGAAGTTTTTAAAATCCTACGCGGAAGAGTTTATTGATGAAGGTGAGGTTATAGAAGTTTGGTATGGGATGCGTGTGGATGAAAGCTCGGAACGTGCAAAGCGTTATGAGTTTAAAGATCCTGATGATCTTCACTTACCTCACGAGGTAATAAGTAACTACCCGAAATATCTAGGTAAGCTTGGGGTTAGGTATAGATTGCCCATAGTTGACTGGTACACAGAAGAGGTTTTAGATTTTATAGGAGATGATAAGAATCCACTATATAACCAAGGTTTTGTTAGAGTTGGCTGCTTTCCCTGCCTGGCAGGTGGAGATAAGTCAAAAATAAAAGCTTTCGAGCATGACTCTTTTGGTGCTCAGCAGTTGATTGATGTTCGAGTTGTTGAGGAAAAATTGGGTAAAAGTGTTTTTACTGCTGGCATAGGTCAAAAGTGGGATGATAACAATCAAGGATGCAGAATCTGTGAAATATAAATCAACCTGGAACTAACCAGCGCACAACGCAATTATTGGGAAGCAACAATGAAAGAGTTAATGTGCAAATACGATCCTAAGGTTCACTTTAACCACAAAAAGCCGTGGACGACAACTGACCAAAATTACTTGATTAAGTTTTATGGAAAGGTTTCAGTTTCAGAATTATGCCTTTCACTGGGTAGAACTTACAAAACAATCACTGACAAGGTATGCACTTTAAGAAAGCGGGGTGAAATGTCACCAGCAAAAAAGTGATCGTTCAGCGCAAAAAAAACGCTTATTTGCGCGGGTTAAAATTTAAATAAAACAGGCATTACAATGCTAACAATTTACACAAATATTGAGGGCTTAAAAATGAAAACAGCAATAATGAAAACAATTCACCTACATGACTGCACGATAGGTGTTATTCAGTTCGGAGTGCAGCGAGCTTACACGCTTGAGCTACCAGACCACGGAAACGAACAGGACATAAGCTGTATTCCACGCAAGAAGTACCGCGCAGCTTATAGAAAAAGCCCAAGCAACGGTGATGTAATTGAATTACAAAACGTACCTAATCGCACTTACATTCAAATTCACGCAGGCAATTTCACGCATCAAATACTTGGTTGCATACTTGTAGGAGACTCAATCAAAGACATTAACGGCGATTCAATACCAGATGTAACAAACAGCAAGGCCACATTAAAAAAGCTGCTTGCTTGGGCTGGCACTGATGATTTTATTATTGATATTCAATAGGTGATTTATGATTGAAACATTAGAAGAGTTAAAATCGATTGTTGATAATGAACCTGATGGTGCCACTCACTACGATAGCTTGGCAACATGGAAATATAAAAACCTAGATAGAGGTACTTTTTTAATGCCTGACGGTACGGGTTATAAGATTGATGAGTTCTACCCAAATGAAACAATCAGATCACTAGCAGACATAAAGCGCATTATTGAGCTAATGGAGGATAAGTTAAGGCTTGATCACCTTCAGAAATGTAATGAGATCTTTAACAAAAGAGCTGGGTCAAATTATGGTTGGCGAGTTGACTGGAACCACAACCGAATAGCAGTAGTTGATACAGGGGTTAGTGGCGTGTCAATCCGTAGAGCTATTGATGAACATATTAAAAAAGTTGGTGATTTATGAACTGGCAATACATAGTAACAATTGAAATGGCTTGGCTTGGTTTGGGTTTAATTGGTTTGGCTATTGGTATTCAGTTATCAGAGTGGGCCCAAATATTAATTGGCAAGTTAAAGGATTTAAAATGAAAACATACCCACAACAACACGAGCCTTGGCGGCCAGATTATCCGCCGGTGTGGAATGACTGCTGCAAGAGTTATGTGCACGACTTTTTTGAAAAGCCAAGAGGTTTTGACTTGGTAAATAGAAATATATCGGCATTCACCACATCTGTAAAAGCAATTGTAAAAGCTATGAAACCATGAAACAAGACATTATCAATAAAGCACTGTACGAAAAGCGCAAAGCATTAAGCAAGTTAAAAACATATAAGTTTATAGCTCTATGCTCAACGTTCTGCATGTTCGCCTATGCTTCAATTGATAATAAAACATTCATGCCGCTGGTGGCTTACTTTGGCATTCTGGCGGCAATTAAACTAAAAAGACTTTATAAGTCTAAGGTGGGTGGGTAGTGAGTTTTTTAAGCAAGGTAACTGATTTTATTGGCGGCTCTTTATTCAAAGAGTTAAAGGATGGGGTAATGGCTTACTTTCCGCCAGATATGACCCCAGCACAAAAAATGGAAGCTGAAATAAAGATACAGCAATTCCTGCATCAAAAAGAACTTGATGCAAACCGAATACTAAACGAGTCAGCGCAGCAGTTAGATAAGAGAATAAGAGAGCAAGAGGGGACGGCAAGCGACTTAAAAGCAATACCCATACTTGGTACTTTGATATTATTCTTGCGCGGGGTTCAGCGTCCGCTATGGGGCTTTGCTACTTTGTATATGGATTTTAAATGGTTCTTTGAAGTTCATAATTTTGACGAGCAACAACAAACAGCACTTATAGTTATTAACGTTCTTGTGCTTGGTTTTTTGTTTGGAGAGCGAACCATTAAAAATTTAGAGCCTTTAATTATAAAGGTTTTTGGCAAAAGTTCTCAAAAGTAGATATACTTTAACTTCATTGTAATTGTTTAAGCAAACAACTAAGGCGTTAATTTATGAGCGAAATAGAAATTGAAAAAGAGATTAATGAAAAAGGGTTAAATGCTCCGCGCTTAACTCCTGAATTAATTGATTCAAAGATTGAGAAATCTGATTATCATGTTTTTAGCGGTAGCTGCTTAACTGTTTGCTGCTTAACCTTGAGTAACGGATTTACAGTTACAGGTGAAAGCGCCTGCGCAAGCCCTGAAAACTTTAATGAAGAAATTGGAAAAAAAATAGCTTTTGAGCAAGCTAGAAATAAGATCTGGATGCTAGAGGGCTATCTTCTTAAGCAAAAACTAAGCGTTGAGCCGCTTATCGGTGGAGATCCACGCAAGCCAAAAGAGAAGTAACGATGCAGAATTACGTATTTTTAATTATATTGGCGTTTATATTTGCTTTTAAAAAGCGAAGCAGAACACCTGCGCTTATTATGATTATTTCATACGTATTTTATCTTTTAGTAACAAACAATATAGCCAGTGATAAAATGTATTACATTGGAGTAACGTTGCAAGAGGCTGTTTTGTGCACGTTATTTTCATTGCACTATTTTAAAACTGGCTTAGTCAATTCTAAATACATGGCTTACTTATCGTTTGCCGGTGTATTTGTTCATATTTATGGCCGCATAGTTTACGGTTATATGTCAGACACAGGTACTTATGTATATCTTTGTATTGCAGTCGTGTCAGCTCAAATAATTCTAATGCTAATGAGGCCGATAAATGACGGAATACATACAGGTGCTTTCAGAAGCTGCCGTTTACGCTTTAATTCTAGTGCTAGTAATAAACCAAGTGCTAAAATGCCGGTTAAAGTCGATAAGGAAAGCGTTAAATGAGAGAAGAAACAAAGCACGTAATTCAAGAAGTAACAAACCAGGTAATGACTAGCCCAAAAACGGCACTAGCAACCGTGTTTGGGGTTAACTTTAATGCCTGGTATGTTGAATACGGTTCGCCTCTTCTGTCATTTCTAACATCAATCGGTGGCTTAGTAATGATTGCTGTACTAGTACGGTATCACCTAACCAACACCAAAAAGATACAAATGGAAATTGAAAAGCAAGTTAAAGAAAACTTAGCGGCCATTGATGCCGGTAAAGAGCAGCTTAAAAAAGAAAGCGGCGAGGGGTAACAAATGCCATTTGAAAACGAAATAGATCAAATTATTGAAGATTGCATAAATAACTTATGCTCTGACAATATAAACCAAGGCGCAGAAAGCCTGCAGGAACTGGCAATTAAATTTGCTAATGGCGGAATGAGTAAGCAATCATTCTTAGATATGCGAGTTTATATTATTGAAAGCGCCAAGCAGCGAACAGACGCCGTATTTATTGACGAGAAACTAAAACTATCTGAGCAAGCATTAATGGGCAAGCGAACAGGTAGTATCATTATACAAACACCACATTAGGAACTAACAATGCCAGCTATAAGTAATTTAAATAAAGCATTCGCTAAAATTAACGAAGAATCATCAAAGGTTGCAGAGGGTGAATATACCATTGAAGTAGCAACTGGTATTTTTAATGCTGCAGTTACTGAGTTCAATCTTGATGAAGAAAAGGCCAATCAATTAAAGGCTATGAAGTTTGATCGCCCACTAGATGAACCAGCCAAAGTAGAGCCAGAGCTTGAAGTAGAGCCAGAGCTAACACCTGAACAAGTTGTTGAATCACTACAAGAGCGTATTGATGTATTAACTGCAGTGGTAGCTAAAATAGCAACCCTAACCGGTAACGGTAACCATCTCAAAGAATACGGTATTGAAAAGTGGCAACCAAGTAAAAGCGACATGGGTAAAAAATACAACCGTTAAACACTTCAAATCCAAAGCCCTTAAATGGGCTTTAACTAAAAGCAACCCTATAAGGATACTTGCTAATGAAATCAACACAACCAATCAAAGTATGCGGATTAACCGCTAGTCAAATACTTGAAATGCGAGCAGCCAACAAACGAATGGCCGCTGAGCTAATCGAACTTAAAAACATCAACTCTGGACAAGCTCAATTCTTAGATGCTTTAGAAAACCTGCTATTAGACCATGGCTATAAACTGGTAGATGCTCATGAGTAAAAATAAACAAAGTCAAATAGTCTATGCACTAATAGTAATTACATATATTGCTATTATTTGCGTAGCTGTTCATTAAGGGGTAGAGCATGGCAAAGCTAACAGCAAAGCAAGAAATGTTCTGCCGAGAATACATCATTGACTTAAACGCAACTCAAGCAGCTATTAGGGCTGGATACTCTGAAAAGACGGCTAATAGAATAGCAAGCCAGCTATTGTCTAAACTTGACATTCAATCAAGAATACAAGAGTTAATGAATACGCGTGTAGAATCAGCAGAAATGGACGCAGAACACGTTTTAAGACGTTTAAAGGAAATAGACGAGCTAGACGTTATCGACATTCTTAATGATGATATGGACGGGTTCAAGAGATTAAGTGAATGGCCTAAAGCTTGGCGCACTTCAATAAGCGGTCTTGATATTCAAACTATTATAACTGGCGGTGATGAACCAATTGAAAAGCTTGTTCGCAAAATAAAATGGCCTGACAAAACAAAGAACCTTGAATTATTGGGTAGGCACTTCAAGTTGTTTACTGACAAGTTTGAAATTGACGGTAAGCTGGTAGTTAAAACAACTAGAAAAAGGTTTGACGGCGGTGAGTGATAAAACAATTGAATATTGCATGATGCCGCAAGGCCCAGTTCTTCAAGCGTTCTCAGACTCAAGGGAGCGAAACACATTTATTATGGGCCCGCTTGGTTCAGGCAAGACAGTTCAAACCATCCTTAAAGTTTTTGACTTAATGTGTGAGCAAGAGCCAGTAAAAGCAAAAGACCATAAAAACTACAATGTAAGGCTAACCAGATTTATAGCGGCTCGTAATACCTATTCAGAATTGTTTTCAACAACCATAAAAGATTGGCTAGAAATACATGGTGATCTTGGTGTGTTTAAGCAAGGTAGCAAAGAGCCGCCAACACACAAGCTAGATTTCTACCTTGAAGATGGCACTAGAGTAAAAGCAGAGATAATGTTTATAGCCTTTGATAGGCCAGACCACGTCAAAAAAGCTCGCGGTATTCAGGCCACCGGTATTTGGCTAAACGAAACTAAAGAGCTTTCAAAGTCCGTTGTAGATATGCTTGATTTGCGCCACGGACGTTACCCATCAATGAAAGAGGGTGCCCGACCTACTTGGCATGGCATGGTAGGTGATACTAATGCGCCTGATGAAGATCACTGGTATTACAAGGCTGCGGAAGAAACAAAGGACGATGGTTGGAAGTTCTTTAGACAACCAGGCGGAGTTATTAAAGATGGTGAAACTTGGAAGATAAACCCTAACGCAGAAAACATTAACAACTTGCCCGATGGTTATTATAAGCGCGGTATGTCAAACAAAAGTGACGATTGGATTAAAGTTAACCTTGCCAATGAATACGGCTTTGTTTCTAACGGCAAGCCAGTTCACCCTAGATATGTTGATTCAATCCACTGCCAAGATTTAGACTTTAAACCAAGTAGAGACATTGAAATCGTGCTTGGTTTTGACTTTGGTAGAACGCCAGCATGTGCAATGCTACAAAGACAGCCGGCTTTTAGTCGTTGGATATTGTTTGATGAGTTTTTATGTGAAGACATGAGCGCAGTAACTTATGCTCCTGCACTTAAAAGCTACTTGGAAGCTAATTACCCTGGGCATAAATTCAAAGGTTGGGGCGATCCATCCGGTAATAACAAAGGTCAGGGGACAGATGAAACACCATTTGAAATAATAAGGGCGGCAGGTATACCGTGTTATCCAACTGAAACAAATAACCCTACCAAGCGCAGAGCAGCGCTAGAAAAACCAATGACAGAACTTTGCATGGACGGCAAGCCTAGATTTATTATTCTGCCTAAAGCTAGAATGGCTAGAAAGGGTTTGCAAGGTGGTTTCTGTTACAAGCGTATACAGACGACAGGCGAAAGATACTCTGATGAACCAGATAAGAACGAGTATTCACATATTGTAGAGGCGTTAGAGTATGGCGTTCAAGGTGAGGGCGAGGGAAGATCAGCGGTAATTAACGATCACCAAAATCAGTTCAGCGCACCAGCACAAGCAGGGGGGTTTAATGTCTTTGGATCATGAAGTAATTGAAGAATGGCACGTTTGCTTTTCTGATGTACCAAACAAACATTGGATACAGCGCTATTTAAAAAATGGCTTTTATCATTGCTATGCTTTTAAAGAGAGTGCTGGCGGTCAGTTCCTTATCATAGTTAACCCAATGAGAAGTCACCTTGATATTGATATGGTGCCAAACACCAAAGAGAACTTAGCTAAAATGACAAATTGCAGTAAACTTGTTAGAGTTATAGTTAAGTATGATTTAGCAAAAGATAGAGGCCATTTCTGCCGCTTTAATTGCGTTGAGGTGGTTAAATCTTTAATTGGTGTAAAATCCTTTTGGACGTTCACACCTTACCAACTGTATAGGAAGTTAATCAGATGAGCGCATTAGAAAAGCCGTTTAGAACTGGCAAGTCATCAGCACAGCGAGCGCAGAACGAGCAAAGCATGCTGATTCAAAAGCAACGTCAACAAGATGAGCTTGCATTAGCTGAAACAGAAAGCGAACTGGCAAGAAAGAAACAGCTTGCCAGCAAAGGTGGCCGATCTTTGTTAATTAAAACCTCAGAGACAGGCACCAAATCAACAAACTTGGGTGGCACTGTATAATGGCTGAATTACCTAAAGGGCTTGAGTCTGTTGATAAACTACTTAAGCGCTTCAATAAAGCAGAGGATCGCTATAATAAATGGCGCTCACTGCATCAAGAAGCAATGGACTATTGCACACCGCAACGCGAAACATTTACAGTTCAAGCTGAGGGACAGCGCAAGAACCATTTTGTGTTTGACTCTACAGCAGAAGAGGGAATAGAGCAGTTTGCATCACGCATTCAGGGTTCGCTAATGCCAACGTGGCAGCAATGGATGAACTTAGCTGCAGGTGATGACATTCCCGAAGAAGAAGTGGAAGAAGTAAACAAGGCGCTTAAAGATGCCACTGATACTTTCTTTTCTCACTTAAATCACTCTAACTTTGATACTGAGATAACACCGTCGTTAGTTGATCTTGGTATTGGTACTGGCGCAATACTTGTTGAAGAAAATGACTTTGATGAATCAAGCGCTTTTAAGTTCACCAACATACCATTAGCCGAGTTATACATTGAAAAGCCAGCACGCGGCGCAGTAAAGAACGCATGGCGTAAACAAAAAGTTGAAGCAATCAACATGAAAGCCACTTGGCCTAACATGAAGATGAATGCCGAGCTAGAAAAAATCATTAAAGACGAGCCAAACAAAGAACTAGATATAATTAATGGTTTTCTATTTAACCAAACAACCAAGCTTTATGATCAAGTTGTTATTTGGAAAAAGCAGCTATTGTTCACTCAATCATTCGATACTAGACGTTTAATTGTTTTCCGATGGTCATTAACACCCGGTGAGGGTTACGGTCGTGGTCCTGCAATTAAAAAGCTGCCTGACATTCGTGTTGCAAACAAAATTGTTGAACTAACGCTTGGCAATGCTGCTTTGCAAATGAGCGGTGTTTACACAGGTAGAAGTGATGGGATATTTAATCCACACACAACACGCATTGCACCTGGTGCCATTGTTCCTGTTGGAAGTAACGACAACGCTAACCCAACCCTTAGACCGTTAACACCATCAGGTAATCTAGGCATTGCTGATGGGCTGCTACAAAGCTATCAAGATGGTATAAGAAAAGCGTTTTTTAGTTCGCCACTTGGTGAAATCAATGATCCTGTTCGTTCAGCAACCGAAAACATTTTGCGCAATCAAGAGTTTTTAAAGCAGTCTGGCGCATCTATTGGCCGACAAAAGACAGAGCTTATTGAACCGTTAGTAGCTGCTTGTGTTGATATACTTATTCAGCGCGGAAAATTGCCAGAAATAAAAGTAGATGGTAAAGACGTTACTATTAAACAAATGTCGCCACTGGCTAAAGCTGAGGACTTAGAAAACTTCCAAAACACTCAATTGTGGCTAGGAACGTTAGCACAGTTCTTGCCGCCAGAAGTAATAGCGCTTAAAGTTAAAGTTGAAGAGTTACCCGGTAAATTCCAAAAGCAACTTGGAACAGACCCTAGCTTGATACGTAGTGATGCGGAAACGCAGCAAGTAGCAGGGCAAATACAACAAGCAGCAGGACAACAACTACAAGGTGGACAAAGTGAGCAGCAACCCGTTTGATAACATGGTAGGCATTGCAGACCCCGAAGAATTAGCTAAAATTGAAGCTGAAAAGGCTGCAATGTGGGATAATATAGACAACTTAATTCATCAAGTGTTTGAACAAAACCCAAAAGGAAAAGAGCTTTTAAGCATTTGGAAAGAAGCGCTTATAATGAACCCAACTGTTACGCCAAATTCAACGCCATTTCAAGCTGGTATAGCTGAGGGCAACAAAGAGTTTATTCGTAATATCTATTTAACAATTAAAAATGTAGAGAGCAAGTAACATGCTAATTAACAGAAACTGGTTAGGCCGTGTATTCCGAGAAGAAGCCGCTGACGATGGCGCTGCAGATGGTGGAGCTGGTGGCACTCAAGAGCAAAGCAATGATGATGGACAGCAAACACCACCTGTTGAGGGGCAGCAACAAGAGCCAGAGCGCCCTGAATGGCTTTTAGATAAATACGCCACTGACGGTAAAACTGTTGATGAAGCAACCGCAGAGCAAGCAAAAGCATATAAAGAGCTTTCGGGTAAGTTTGGCGCATTCACAGGCGCACCAGAAGAATATGCAGAAGTTGCTTTGAGTGACGAGCTCAAAGAAATGGGTATAGAGATTAGCGCTGACGATCCTATGCTTGAAGCTGCTAAAGAGTTTGCCAAAGAAAGCAACATGAGCCAAGAGGGCTTTAACGGCATGGTTAACCTTTACGCTATGCAACAGGTTGCAGAGCAAAAGGCACAGGCCGAATACAAAGAACAGCAATTAAAAGCTTTGGGCCCTAATGCCAACTCACGCATTGAAAACATTCAGCAATGGGCTAATAAGAACTTAGACCCTGAAACAATCCAAGGGCTTGAGCAAATAGCCACCAGCGCAGAATCAGTAAAAGCCATAGAGCGTTTAATCTCAATGACTCGCAGCGCACCAATGGACGCTGACGGCTCAAATAACAATGCAGGTGCAACCGCCGAAGATGTTCGGTCTATGCAGTTTGAAAAGGACGAACACGGCAACCGCCGCATTGCAACAGATCCAGAGTTTAAAGCGCGTTACATCAAGTTAAGAAATGAAGTTTACGGCACAGAAGATCACAAACAAATTATTGGGTAAATAACAGCTAGGCTAGCCGATTGGTTGCCTAGCTTAACTAGTATCAATCGGAGTTATCATGGCAAAATTACTTACCAGCGCAGATAGCGCACAAGAAATACAAATGAAAGGCGGTCAGGTTCTAGCGTTTAAGGCTGGTACTGGCAGTATGCAAATGAAAGTTCGTGTTGATGATGGTGAATACGTAAACTTAGAAGAATCAAAAACAGCGGACTTTGCACAGTTCGGTGACTTTAAAGACGCTGTAATGGTATTTGAAATTACAGGTGATGCAAAGCTGGCAATTTACGGTAACTTCTATGCTTAACCCAATATTAGGAAGCATACTAAGCCCAATATTAAAGCCTATTTTTGGTGGTGATATTAATTATGTAGCTCAGTTAGATGGTGCTACGCAAAGTTGGCAGCTTACTTCCCCTATCACCTTGATCGCTAATGACGTTGTTGAATTAAGCTTTGTTGGAGGTCAAGTTAGCAATGCTTTTGCAATGTTCTTGGAATCTGATAGCAGGAATCTATATTTATCCACAACAGCTGACAGTCTTAATTTTAGAGTTAAAGCCGCATTTGGAACCCCTACACTTAATTCACAGCTAATAGACAACAACGTAACACCAATCCCGTCTAGTGGAAACAATACGATAAGCGCGGCCACAGTTGGCGAAGAAATAATGTCATATGTTACAAGCAGATCAGGTAGCTCATTATTTTTGAACTTAGCTGTTTATAACTTTAGAGTTATAAGAAGCGGCGCTGTAATCCACGAAATACCCTTAAACAACAAACCACAAGGAGCTACACAGCTTGCAACAGTGGGTAATGTTAACGCATTTATGCCTAATTACACCGAAGCTGTGTGGAAAGAACTATGAGCAAATTATATCAACTTTACGCATTTGTAACTGCAATGGGATGGGCTGAATCATTAAGCGATCGCTGGCCTGATGCGCCATTAGTGGGCGGCTATCGCGTTTTAGTGTTTACAAACGCTGATTACCCATTGCTTAAAGAGCAATACCCAACCGCAGAGTTTAAAGAATTAACAGCCGAACAAACAATAAGCGCTATTGACGCAGGTGAAATAGGCCCTTTTGTTTGCTCGCTTGAACAAACAAAGCAAATTATGAATCACTATTCACCGCCTGACGAAATAAACTAGAGGTTTTGCCATGTTTAATCAAAAGAATTTCAGCCCTGTTTCAGCCAATGCAAATAGTGATTCGCCTAAAATATGGGCGTATCGAACAGCCGATACTACCGGCCAGGTAATTGCTGAAAACTATTTCATAGCAAAAATAAACCAACTGAAAACAGGTGAGTTTATTATTGTTGACTCTGCCGATGGTAATTTCTTGGCGTCATTTGATAAAGCAGGCTCTGCCATTACGTTAAATACTGACGTTAATACATTTAACCCAACTAACAATATAAACATTGAGCGATTGTTTGATGGTATTGCCACTGCAGATGAACAAGACCCAACCGGTTTAGGGCCAGCAAATGCAATGCAGGTAAACTTTGGCCCAGCTGTTAATGATGTTACTGACCCTGTTATGCTTGACGAATTAGGAACGGTGACTGTAAACGAAAGTGGACTTTATAGAATAAAGGTAGCATTGCAATACGGAAGAACCGGCGCAAGCGGAACGTCAATATTATTATTTAGAGTTAGAGCCAATGACGTTCAAGCTGGTGGCAGCATTTCAACTAAGCTTGTTAACTCAGGTTCAACGCAATACTTTGAAAATGACACTTGGATTTTCTTACCTGCCGGAACCACGTTAAAATATGATATTATGCGCGACTCTAGCGGCTCTAACTTTGGCGGTTTGATTGGTTTCAACCCTACCGACGCAGCTGGTGCAGAATGGAATACAGCGCCAAGTGCAGCCATAAGAATAGAGAGGTGGGTTTAATATGTGGTATTAAATTTTGTTTTTAAAATAAATGGTGTATTATTGTAATTAAGTCTTTCAGATACCTCACTTTTGAGCCTGAGCAATGACTAATTAAACTTAAATCGTAAGATTACTTTTAGTTAGGCGGCCCCGTTCAGGACACACCCCTTACTAAACAAGCTAAAATTTATTTAATAAGGGGACATATAATGTCTAAATTCCTTTCGAATGCTGCAGTCACAGACTTTGACGCAGAAGTAAAACACGAATACCAAGGCACTAAATCACTACGCGAAACTGTAACAGTTCGTACTGGCGTTACTGGTGAGTCATATAAATTTACTCGTATGGGTAAAGGCTTAGCAAATCAGAAAGCAACGCAAGCAGACGTTACGCCAATGGATATCACACACGGACGTCAAACGGCTGATTTAGAAAACTGGAACGCGCCAGAATATACGGACATTTTCGATCAGGCAGAAGTTAACTTTGATGAAAAGTCAGAGCTTGCAATGACTATAGCCAAAGCAATTGGCCGCCGTGAAGATCAGCTGGTTATTGATGCAATGGCTGCTGTTACCTTTGTGGCAACTAATGATGAAGATCCAGACACAGGCCGTGTTTTTGATAATTCAGCCTCTGCCAACTTCTCTTTGGATTTAGTGCGTAGTGCTGCTGGCCACTTAGATGATATTGAAGCAGATGAAATGGATCGTCATATTGTTTTGCGCGCATTAGCATTACAAAAGCTGCTTGAAGATACCGAAGTAACTAGCTCTGATTACAACACCGTGAAAGCGCTTGTAAACGGTACGCTAGATACTTACATGGGCTTTAAGTTTCATAAAATTGGTACTCGTAAAGAGGGTGGCTTACCTGGTGTGGCTGCTGATCGTGTTGCATTCGCTTACCATAAATCGGCTGTTGGCCTAGCAATTGGTATTGATATGAAAACAACTATCGATTGGGTTGCACAAAAAACATCTTGGTTAGCTAACGGTATCTTTAAAGCTGGTGCTGTTGCGCGTGAGCCGCAGGGCGTTGTTAAACTACAATACAACGAAACCATTTAATCAATTGGGCTGTTAATTCAGCCCTTAACTAATTGGAGATAAGCCCATGGCTTTTACTGCAGACACTTTTTTACCACTATCTAGCATGGCAAACAGCAATGCACCACGACATTTTAGCTATACAACGCCAGATGCAAAAGCAACTGTAGTTGCAGCTAATTACTTTAACCCTGCAGCGGCAACGCTAGGACTAAAGAAAGGTGATGTAATTTGGTCTGTTGATGCGAACGGTGGCACAGAAACGTTTACTATGATCTTTGTTGATGCTGTTTCTGCCGCTGGTGATGTAACTGTTTTAAGTTCGTCACTTACACTAGCTTAATGTAACTAGCCCTTAACAAGGAGTGAGGGCGCTATAATTTGGGGGTTATTCATGCCTAGTTCAATTGATATTGCATCAAACGCTTTATTGTTAATAGGTGATAACCCTATTTCATCGTTTGAAGATGCGGGGGCTGGCGCTCAAGTTGCCGCTAATATCTATCCTGAAACAAAAAAAAGACTCTTAAGCGAGCATCCCTGGTCATTCGCTTTAAAGCAACAGCGTTTAAATAAGCTTTCACAAAAGCCCGATGTTATGACCGGGTACAATAACGCTTTTCAATTACCTACAGATTTAATTCGAATTTGGAACATTCAAAGCCACAGCAATTATATTTTAATTGGCAACCTGCTTTACTCTAATGAGACTCAGTTATTAGCAACGTATATTTACAACGTTGACGAGGTTAATTTACCACCTCACTTTGTTAAGTCGCTTGAGTATTCACTCGCGTCTGATTTTGCTATTGCTGTAACAGAAGATAATGCAATGGCTGGACTGTTTGAACAAAAGGCAATTAATGCCAAGTCTCAAGCCATGGCAATTGATAGCCAAGGCAGACCGCAACAATCAATAATCGACTCCCCTTTAATTGATGCGCATTCTGGCAACCGTGGCGGATACAGAGGTATGTACTAATGCCTTTATGGAACTTTCAAAGCAACATGAACCGAGGCGAGTTAGATCCTTTACTCGTTGGCCGCATTGATATTCAGGCTTACTATAATGGCTTGCGTACTGCATCAAACGTTTTAACTTTGCCTCAAGGTGGAGTTAAGCGCCGCCCAGGTCAAGAATATTTAGGCACCGCTTATGGTGATGGGCGTTTAGAAAACTTTTCATTTAACGTGCTGCAAAATTACCTATTAGTATTTACTGACTTAAAAGTTCAGATTTACAAAGATGGAATATTGCAAACCAATATCAATGGCTCTGGTTTTGATTACTTAACTACGCCTTGGACATTGGAGCAAGTACAGCAATTTGATTTTATTCAATCTGCCGATACTGCAATTATTACTCACATTGATGTTGCACCTCAGCGATTAACAAGAACCTCAGATACTAGTTGGTCTATTGGTGCTTTGCCGTTAATTAATATACCTCAATATGATTTTAATGACGGCTCAAGCCCTGCACCGGTTAGCGAAATTCAATCAATTGTTTTTACTGATGCAAAAGAGGGTGATCGTTATAAGCTTGCTTTAAATGGCTTGCTTAGTGAAGAAATTGTTTTTGGTGGCGATAACTCAACAAACATTGAGGGCATTCGTGATGCACTGCAAAACCTTTCTAACACTGGCAATTCAGGGATAACAGTTACCGCAACCAGTGCCACAGAGTTTCAAATAACACTTGCCGGTGATTCTGCTGACAGTTGGGAACTAATAACAGTAACAGCAATATTAACTAATGATGCAACCTTTGCAGGCGCAACCACTAGAAGCCAAACAGGATCATCATCAAAGGAAAACGTATGGAGTGTTACGCGCGGGTGGCCTAAAACATGTGTGTTTTATGAGGCTAGGTTGTATTTTGGCGGTTCTAAATCAAGACCAGCTACGCTTTGGGGCTCAAACGTTAATGACTTTTTTAATTTTGATGCAGGTCGGGCGCGTGACGATGAAAGCATTGATGTGACATTGGATACAGATCAAGTTAACGCTATTGAGTCTATTTTTAACAATCGCTCATTGCAGGTGTTTACTAGTGGTGCTGAGTTCTATGTGCCACAAGGAAGAGGCGAGCCAATAACTCCGTCTAACGTTGCTGTATCACCTCAAACTAATTTAGGTTCGCGCAGGGTTCGCCCTGTTAGTATTGATGGGATCACGTTATTTGTTCAGCGCACAGGGAAAGCAGTTAACCAGTTTGTGTTTGTTAATGAGTTTCAATCTAATCAATCGGCTTCTGTTTCATCATTGGCACCGCATTTAATTAATAAGCCTAAAGAGTTGGTGGCAAGCCGAGGAACTGAAACAAGTGACGCCAATTATGTTTATATGCTTAATGAAAATGGTTCATTAACTGTTTTTAATACGCTTGCCGCCGAGGGTGTGCAAGCTTTTACTAGCTGGACTAGTGCCAATATTAAATCGGTATCTGTTGTTAATGACAAGCTATACTTGCTTGTTGAAAGGGAAGTTAATGGATCGACCGTTTACTATGTCGAGGTTGAATCAGATATTGCTTTAACTGATAGCGCCATTGTTTCTAATGTTGGCGGCTCTAATACGCTTACTGGCCTTGATCACTTAGAGGGTGAAACCGTAGACGTTAAAGCTGATAATTCATACCAGGGAACATTTACTGTAACGGGTGGTGAGATTACAATAACACGTGATGCCGATGTTATAGAAGCTGGCTTACCTTACACCCCGGTTATAAAAACGATGCCTGTTAATATTGGTTTAAACAATGGCCCTAATGTAGCAAGTAAGAAAAAGATTTTACGCGCAGCAATTAGGGTTCATGAGTCTAACGGGGTTATAGTTAACGGCCAGCGATTAGCTGATAAAACAATTGGCATAGATCAATTTAATGCGCCAGCGCCACAAACCGAAATAAAGAGAATTACTTTACTTGGTTGGTCTTTGGAAGCTGATATAGAAATAACACAGACAACCCCATTCAATATGACGATTTTATCTATTGGCATTGAGGTTAAGGAGTAGGTTTTGGGTGTTTTACTTGATGTTGCTAGTTTTGGGATGCAAAGATCACAAGGCAAAATAGCAAGAGGTGAAGCGGAAGTTGCAGCTAAGGCAGAAGAGGCCGCTGGCGTATCGCGTGAAGCCGACAGAAAAGAACGACTAGCACAGGCTTTGGCTAGTCAAAATGCCGCTGCTGGTGCTGGTGGAATTGCTGCGTTTGAGGGTTCGCCACTATCAGTGATGAATGAAGATATACGCAAAGAGTCTCAAGCAACTGGCCGTGATGAATTTCAAACAAAACTACGCTCTATGACTTTACGTGCACAAGGTAAAATTGCAGAGCGCCAAGCTAAAACGGCGGCTAACATTGGCCTTATTACGGCTGTTGAAGATAGGGCTGCAAAAGCAATGACTCAGGGAGGTGGCAGCTAATGGCAGCTAAAAGATTTACTGATCAAGTTGGCATCCAACAACAAAATCTATCAACAGGGTTTACACAAGGCGCCAATACTCTTTTAAATCGTCTTGAGTCGTTTAAGCGCTCAACAAATCAGTTAACCGATGTAATTGAAACCAAAAGGGGCGAAGAAGAAGCAAAGCTTGCTATTGCAGAGGGAAAGCCATTCGAGAAAAAAGAAGCAGGAATTTTCGAAAAGGTATTAACCGGCGGTGTTGCCACTGCTCAATACAACAAATCATTAGAAACAGCCTACCTTGCTGGCCTTGGCAATGATGCCAAAGAAGCTATAAACGCCATTGAAGCAGAAAACACAAGCGATATAGCAGCTTTTAATGATAAAGCGCGTGGCTATGTATCAGGCGTATTAAAAACGGTTGACCCATCTGTTAAAGACAAGGTTGCTGAGTTCCTAGACGGGCAGGTAACCAACTCGCGATTACGTGTTCACCGTAACACTATAAAGAAAAACAAAGCTGATGCAGCTGCAGAAAGTGCCGTTGCTATCACTTCATTTGGTAACGAATCAGCAAGGCTAGCGCGTGAGGGTAACCAGGTCGGTTCTGCTGAACAGATAGTAAACGCATATGAAACTATAGACGGTATGGTAGCATCTGGTGATTTAGCTGCTGATCGCGCATTTATTATGAAGCGTGAAATTAACCGCGAAGCATCCGAGCAAACGAACCGTAAAAAGTTTGATGATTTAATTGAATCAAAGGGCCCGCAAGAAGCAGAAAAAGTTTTAAATGAAATTAAGGGTAAAGCGCCTAAAGGCTGGACACCTGACGAATGGCAAACATACACTAATTCTCAACAAGCCGATATTAATCGCCAAATAGCAAAGCAAAACGCAGCTGCTCAAGAGGCAGCAAAACAAGCTCAAATTGCACTTAGACAATACGAGTCTGCTGTTAGCTTAGGGTTTGAAGTATCGCCAGAAGAAAAAATAAAAGTTAAAGAGCTGGTTGCAGGAACACCACAACAAGAGCAGTTTGATCGAATCAATCGCACCGCTTCATTTTCTCTTTTATCTAATGCAGATCGTGCTGCAGAATTAAACAAGCTTGAAACAGGTGAACTTGATAACGTTGCTGATTTTTCCGCAATGCTTAAAGCTAATTCTGAAATAAACAAAGCGGCTATGAAAGACGGTTATGCGCTTGGTGTTCAGCAAGGGCTTGTTGATCTTGTTCCTTTTGATCCCGCTGACCCTCAAAGCATGGCAGCAAGAGCAACTCAAGCAGACTCGTTAAGCGCTCATTATGGTGTGCCTGTATCGCCACTTACTGACGCGGAAGCTGAAAACTTATCAAATAGCATTAACGAAATGACAGTGCCAGAAAAAGTACAGTTAGCAACAACGTTAAACGAATCACCTGCAGTATGGGGACAAATATCAGCTAAAAACCAGCCTGCTTTTGCCATGGCTGGCGCAACTGGTGATACAACGTTAATGGCTACCGTATTCAAAGGGCAAGAACTGTTAGCGGCAAAGCTAGTTGATCCACCAAAGCGAGCAGATTACTTGCCTGTGCTGGATGAGTTTGTTGGTGATGTTTACGGTGTGCAAGACAAAGCTGCAATACTTGAAGCAACAAAAAATCATTACGCTGCAACCGCTGATGATGGCGGCGTTTTTGACCAAAGCAAATTTGAAGAATCATTATCAGCTGTAACCGGTGGTATTGGTGAAATAAACGGCTTTAAAGTTGAACTACCGCGAGGAACCACAGAAGACACATTTGATGATTTCATTGATGCGTTTACACCTGCGCAAGTTGAAAAGCTTGGCGGTGTTATGGGCTTCACTAATGAGCAAGCGGCAGAACTAATACAAACAGGCAGAATTAAAAACGTTGGCGCAAATAAATATGTTGTTATGGCAAACGATACGCAAGCCTTGTTTAAACCTGATGGAAAACCGTTAACTATTGAATGGACAGAACAAGCGATGGCAGATATTGAGGCAGAGCGATTTATTAAGCGCCAAACAATATCAGATAGCCTAAGTTCATTAAGGAGTTTCTAATGCCGTTTTTATCTACTAAAGATACTCGCGAAACAATGCAGACCTTAACGCCTGCTAAAAATGTTATTGAACCTGAGTTCTCAGAAGTGTTTGCAGCTGGTGTAGGCCAAACAATAGATGAAGAATTATCTATTTCACGCTTTTTAAATATGGAGGGTTTTAACCAGCGCAAGCAGCGAGTGAAAGAGCTAGGTGATTCAGGGCAATTTAATTTACAAGAGTATACATCGCCAGTGGGTGACGTTAACTACGATAAAATCGCTAAAGACTTCCCAGACTTTAATGTAAAAGATGATCGCACGCTATTTGATGAACGAGCCAAATTATTAAAGCAGCGCCGCGAATACTCGCAAGATGTTTTTGAGCGCGGCTCTGGCATGGCTCAGTTCTTAGGGATGGCAAATGCGTTTATGCTTGATCCTATCAATATAGCAACCATGCCTATAGCAACCGCAGGAACTGCAACAAAAAGTTTAACGGCACTTGGTCGAGCTTTAACCGTCGCCAAAAACGAGGCAGGTTTGGCCATTGCTGCTGAAATGATGATACAACCACTAGTTTACCAACATAAGCATGACATTAATTCGCCGTTTGAGTTTTCTGACGCTTTAACAAATATCGCTACTGCTGCAACCGGTGCCGCTGTTATTGGTGCTGCCACTGGTGGTATATCAGGATACTTCAAAGCAGTAAGGGAAAAGGCATCAACTCAACCGCTTACTGATGATGCTGCAGCTGGCTTGCAATCACTAGCGCGTGTTGAGGACGATTTAAACCTAAATCCCGAACGCATTAACCTAGATTTTAAGCAGCTTGAAAACGATTTCATTGAAGAAATAAAAACAGAGTTTATTGCTGATGCTTCACAAAAGATAACGCGAGGTGAGCGAAAGGCTTTAACTTCATCATTAAACGATCTTGAAACTCGGTTATCAAAAATAACCGAAGATCAACCAGAAGTTATTGCTCGTCAAGGTGTGCCAGCAAGAAAAGCAAAAGCAGAAGCGCAAGCAGAAGTTAAGCGCGTTGCCGATGAGCAGCGCTTAGAACTGCGAACGCAAATAGACGCCATCAAAACAAAACTTAAAGCTGACGAAGTTGGCTCAAAGGCAGAAGCAAACCTTTCAAGGATTGAGCAGGGGATTATACCTGATGAATATAAAAAACGATTAGACCAAATCAAGTTTGAAAAGGAGCTTGAAGTTGATTCTAATTACCTACGTGACGTTAACAATAAAATGGAAGCCGTTAACCCACCAGCTAAAAAAGCGGAAAATTACGAAATACAAAAAACTGAACCAATTACAACTGGTACAATAAATCAAAGGGAAAGAAGCGTTTTACAGCGTCAAGGTATAGAATCAGACTATGATGCAGACATACAAGCGTTTAAAGCATTACAAAACCCTAAAATAATACAAGGTGATGAAGTTGTTGATGCCGGTGATTTTATGAAAAGCATTGATGATGAAATTGCAGGTATGGACGATATATTGAGGTGTGCAATTGGCTAGTTTTAACGAGTGTATTGATATTTCCTTTAAAGCGGGGAAGATCACCAAAGACGTTGCTGAAAAAATAAAGGCGGCTGAAAATCCAGAAGCGGCTATTGATGATGTTTTAGCCGACCTATCAAGACAGCGCCGTGAAGCAGCAATTCAAGCTGTTAGGTTATCAGAGGCGTTTGAGAAAATAAGCTCACATCCTGATGGCATGTATGCTGGTTTAGTTGGTTTATTGACTAAAGACCCAAAGGGTAAAGCTGGTTATTTTAACGTTGAATACCTTGCCAAGTTTTACCAAGGTAAGTACCAGGCAAAAATGGCCGATACTTTATCACGTTTTAGAACTCGCATGATCGGCATGAGCCAAGACGAGCAAGGCTTAAAGAAAATGGTTAAAGCCATTTATGGTGAAGCTGTAGACGATACCGAAATAAAAGGTTTTGCAGATGGCTGGGCGAAGCTAACCGAAGAACTGCGCGTTGAGTTTAATGCAAAAGGCGGTTCAGTATCTAAAAACGAAAAGTGGCTACTGCCTCAGAACCATGACGCAAGAGCGATAACAAAAGTCGGCATTGATGCCTGGAAACAAAAAATAAAGCCAATGCTTGATCGCGACAATATGCTTGATGATTTAGGTAATCGTTTGTCTGATGAAGATTTTGAAGCGGCTTTAGACTTTACTTATGAAACAATTACAAGCGGCGGAATTAATAAAACTAAAGATTTCACGGCGCCAAGAATGGGTAAAAAGCTATCGCGCCGAGGTTCTGAAAAGCGCTTTTTATTTTTTAAAGATGCTGATTCATGGCTTGAATACCAAAAAGACTTTGGCAAAGGCGATATATTTACAACGCTAACGGATTACGTTGACACTCGAGCAAACGATATTGCAGTCATGGAGATATTTGGAACCAGCCCAAAATCAACGTTTGATGCGCTGAAAAACCAAATTAAAAAAGAAGTTGGAATGACGCCGCGTGAAAGCCGTTTTTCTGAAATGATTTTTGATACTGCCACAGGGCAGATTAACCAAGGCGAATTAACGACCCTTGCTGACTTCATGCAGTCGGTTCGTAATGTTCTAGTGGCATCAACATTAGGGAAAGCATTTTTATCTGCGTTCTCTGATATTGGATTTCAGGCCATAACAGCGCGCTATAACAATGTACCGGCGTTTAAGGTTTTATCTAGGCAAATGTCTTTAATGAACCCCGCGAACGAAGCTGACAGGGTAGCGGCTGTTAAAATGGGTTTGATTGCCGAGGCTTGGCTAGGGCGAGCAACTGGCTCAAATCGTTATGCTGATGTTTACGGCACCGGAGCAACTACAAAGGTTGCCGAGGGCGTAATGAGAGCATCATTGCTAGCGCCTTGGACTGATGCAGGTCGCAAGGCATTTGGGATGGAGTTTGGTTCAATGCTTGCTGATAACTTTGGAAAAACGATTGACGAACTTGATCCTAATGTCATTAGAGCATTTGAATCGTACGGCATTAATAAAACCGATTGGGATACATTCAGAAAGCAAAAGCCATTAACTTTTAAAGGCGCTAAGTTTGCAGACATGACGCAAGACGGCGGAAAGAAGTTCCACCAAATGGTTTTAAGCGAAACAGATTTTGCAGTTCCAACACCTGACGCAAGAGTAAGGGCCATAACCACAGGCGGATTAGGTCGGGCGAGTGTTGCGGGGCAAGCGTGGCGCTCTGCAATGATGTTAAAATCATTCCCTGTTACAATTGCAACCACTCACTTTTATCGCGCAGCTTTTCAAGCTACCACGGGGCAAAAGCTTGCTTACATTGGAACGCTTGCAGCCACTACAACTGTTTTAGGCGGCGTTGCACTACAGGCAAAAGATATTGCAGCTGGCAGAGAACCGCGCCCAGTAGATGCTAAGTTCTTTGCAGCATCATTCAATCAAGGTGGTGGCCTTGGTATTTTTGGGGATTTTGTTTTTAGTGATGTTAACCGTTTTGGCGGCGGCATTACAGAAACTTTAACGGGGCCAACTGGACAGCTTATTGACACATCAGTTAAGTTTACACTTGGTAACATTAGAGAAGCTATTCAGGGTGAAGAAACAAACGTGTTGGGTGAAGCTGTTCAAATTGTTGATCGCTATACACCTGATATATGGCAAACTCATTTATTTAAAAATGCTTTGTTTGATCAGCTAGAATTAATGGCAAACCCAAAAACCCAAAAACGATTTAACCGCATCATGCGCAAGCGTAAAAAAGAATTTAATCAAGATTACTGGTGGAAGCCAGGACAGCCATTGCCGGAGCAATAACCATGACTATTACCGTATCACCAGCCCGTAACGAATACACTGCAAATGCGGGGCAGACAATATTTAACTATACGTTTAAAATATTTCAAAACACTGATTTAAATGTTTATGTAACACCGGCAGGTCAAGACGCCAACGACTCAACCGACCTTACAACGCTTTACACTGTAACTGGAATAGGTGACGAGGACGGCGGTTCAATCACGCTTGCAATACCAACCAATGCAAACGATCTTGTAACTATTGTTTCTAATATTCCATCAAGCAGAACAACCGACTATCAGAACAACGGTGACTTTCGCCCAAACGTTGTGAATAACGACTTTGATCGCGTGGTTTCTCTTGTTAAAAAGGTTGAAGATAGAACCAATCGCGCCTTATTGCTTCCTGAGTCACAACAAGATCCAAAGCCTTTAAGCCTGCCAATACCTAAATCCGGCTTTCCTGTCAGGTGGAATGGTGACGAAACCGGCCTTGAGAACTATGACAACTCAACAGTAAGCAATGAAGAAATAGCAAACGATAAAGTTGTTATTAATTACCCGACATTATTAGCCGCTCAATCTGATGCTAGCTTAAAAATAAATCAATCTTGCAACATTAAAGAAAGAACCATTGGTAATGGTGGTGGTGCTTTTTGGGACGTTGTTTCAGGAGAAATAGCAAACGGTGACACCATAGTTAATCACAACTCACTTCCAATACAATTAAAACTAAGAATTGGAATATCAACCTCAATAGTTGAAGCCGGAGCGGACAAAAACAACGTAACAAACTCTACATCATCAGTACAATCTCTTCTTGATTCAACTGGCAGCGCAAGAGTAGGAATCGGCTCATTTAAAATGTCAACAATAGCGCTGGCTTTTGAACAGTCCATTAGGGGTGAATCATACACCAAGTCTATTTTGAACTTTGAAGATCAAGGAATAACTTTTAATAACAGCTACACTGAACTATCAAACTTACACTTGTTAGGCACAAAAAGCGGAGGTGTTATAAACCCTGAAACTGGTAATTTAGGTCACGTTGCCATAACGCAACAAGATGATCCTAATAGCGGAGTCTCCACAATGAAGGGGTTAAGAATTAATGGGTGGGATACTGGTTATTCAGAAATTACAACCACTAATATATGGACTGGTGCATATAGAAAAATTACTGACTCAGAATTTAATAACTCAAAAGTAGGCATTAGCGCCGTTGGCGGAGCAACTGATTTGCGAGTCTCAAACACAGATATTCGAAATTGCTCAGTCAATGGGTTATATATTGAATGCCCTTTGTCTTCGCAGTATGCAAACATACGGCTAGACCAAGTGTTAATTGAGGGGTGTGGCGCAACCGGTAGCCTGACAGGAAAGGCAAGGCAAGCCGGGTTGTATGTTGGCGCGTATTCTCAGCTATCACTAGATAACGGGTACTTAGAGGCAACCAGCATTTGTGTTGATGAAAAAGGCAGCTTCAAGATAGATAACAGTTATAAAAACAATAGCGTCCGCATTTTTGGTACTGGACTTATCGTTATTGGCGGTAACTATGAAACTTATAAGTTGAATATATCCGAAGACATAGACACTGGCTGGACACCAGGAGGTTGTACGGTTACTCAAAACCCTGATGTTGGCAAGGGCGGCGGCTCAATAAGCGTTAACTCTAGCGCCGATGCGTTCACAAGCATAACCAGTGATTATGACCAAACGATACAACAAGAACTTACCATAGGTGACGGGCAAGAAGCGTTCTTGTTTGTCCAGTGCCAAGCCAGAACGCCGACAAAACCAACTGGCAACTGGTTTGGCCCACTACTAAGAGCGTCATTTGTGGATACTGCCTCTGGCACATTCAATAATAACACCGACTTAGATATGGATCCGTTGCAAGTCGCCGCTATCGGTGAAGATTGGGCGTATGTTAACTACATAATCCCAATCCGATTTAACGCAGCAACAGGCTTAAATCCTGCTGAGTACTTAAAGTGGATAAGGTTAAACTTCCTATTTACTGATTCTGGCTATACTCAATCTGGTGACGGGGCTTTTGAAGTTCAAATTAAAAAGGTAAAAGCGATACTTTACGTTCCTAAATTTTAGCGCAATCGCCAGGTTAACGCCGGTCAATTCTCTTCTGAAATCGTAAAGCGCGTTTATTAAAAATGCGCTTTATTCTTTTCAGGTATTCTATATCACGCTTTTTTAAATCGATTTCATTGTTATTTTCAAGCCATTCAACTTTATTAATTCCAATTTTTTTAATTAAATTTACTCTATAATTAGCGTCAACGGTTGCCGCTTTAGCTGAGAACCTACCGCCACCAGCATTACAAGATTTACATTGCTTGTGAACATTAAATAAAACAAACCTTAACTGCCCTTTAGCGCCCCTAGTCATAAAGTGGCCGGCATCCCAACACCCACCAACTTTCCATCCTTGTTCAGCCTCAATTGCTTCTCTTGGCTTTAAGCACGATATACAAGGCTGATCATAGTCACGTAATCGAATGTATTTATTAAATGCAGCCTGCGCCTCTGCTAGTAGTTTTGATGCTGGTTTTAATGCCGCTTTCTTTTCTCTAAATATTTTATTGTCAGCTTTAATTTTTTTATTACTATCGGCTTTACGCTTGGCTATTAGCTTTTTGCGGCCAATCTCTTTTTTTGCATTACCGTATTTAAATGCGTGATCAACATTGCAGAAGAAACCAGCGGGGGTTTTAATGCCATCGCTCGTTTCTTTGCGGTCACTGCAAAATTTACATTTAGACTTTGCCATGACCAATAACACCTATTTTTATTTTTGGTACTCTAAATTCGCGCGCATATGAACTCATATAATTATTAGCCTTCATTCTGCCATGCTTTACGTCTGTAAATATTTCACAGTATCGCTTGCACACTCTTTCATGGTGGCTTTCAGGTATATGCGACAAGTGACGTTTAATATCAATTATATCTAAAGGGTGAAATATTTTTGGAATCATTTGTTTTGCTCCTGCTCTAATTGATCGTACTCTGAGCCTCTTGGCTTAAATAAAATTATACCTCGCTCACTAGCCCACGCTTCATGGCGTTGCAAGGCGTTAAACCTTTCGCCTTTTGTGGCCTTTCTGTGATTGCCAGACTTAGCCCATGATAATCTATTGCCATTTTCATCCACGCCCATATGCTGGCGCGTGAAAAGATCGTGAGCGTCATTCGCACTAAAAGGGCGGCTACCGTATGGATTTCCGTTTTTATCTAGCGTGAGGGGCATTTTAGCCCCGTTTTTTGCCATCCACTCGGCCGTCGTTGCCATCCATGCGCGCCAAAGCTTAGCCATGCCCCATTTACCGGTGTTCATTTGCTGAGTTGTTACAATTAGCAACGGGTATTCTTCAAGCTCGTTTTGAAGATCTTGTATGAAGCTTTGAAAATTTTGGTTGTTTAATGGGAACTCTTTCATTGTTTAACGCCTGGTTCTATTTTGCACTCAAGAAAACCAGAGTCTTTAAGCGCGTTAAAGGCCATTAAGTGCGCCTCATCTTCTCGATATGCTGGCAGCTGCATTATTTTAATAAGCGCCTTTTTCATAACTTCAATTTTTTCTAAATCAGTTAAATCACACATAGTGTTGCCCCTGTGTTTGTTTAGGCATATACTTGCCTTGTGAATTGTTGTTACTTGTGTTGAGTCCTAGCCCAATCTTTATGATTGGGCTTTTTTATGATCCCATTAAATCTTTTTTAGATACGTAAGTGGTAACACAGTGACCAATTTTAAACGGGTTGAAAACAAGTATGAATTGAGCCTTGTTATTGCCTTTTGCAGGGTTTCCGTTTTCGTCTAAAAAATCTAATCTGCCGCTTGAAGTTCCGCCATTTTCTTTATGATCCCCAACTATGTTGCGTATTTCACTAACTCCTTTAAGCGCCTCTAAAAACCAACCTACGCTAGTATCTTGGTTTAGCAGCATAACCACTCCTAAACCACTCTTTTGAGACTCTAACGCCTTTTTAACCCACGGCATAGGATCGCTATATGGAGGGTTGCACCAAACGTAATCATGGGTATGAGTTAAAACAAGCCTAATACCCCAATGAAAAGAAAGTGAATTATCTTTTTCAGTAAAGTTAAGATCACAAAGTGCGTTTTCGTGAGAACTTGCCATATCAGCAATAAATCCAAACTCACGATCTAGGGTGTTAAATACTTCTGGCGGTGTGCGCCATAAATCATTAGCCATTTTAATTCCTTAATCTAATTGTATGCCTTTCATGTTTTTAGGTATTGGCGCCATTTCAATGACACCGCTTTTACTTTTAATTTTTACTGCTGTTTTTTCTCTTGCCATTTCGATCATCTTTTTGTGATGATTGGCCAAAGCATCCGGCGTTCGTTCACCTCTAAAGTGATTAGCCACTGCTTTAAGATATTCATTAGCCTCTTTACGCCCCTTAACTACGTTAACCCCACCATCTTGCATATAAAGTAAATCGTATTTGTCGCTCACTTCCTTTTGCTTTGTTGGTGGAACGCTGGCCATGCAATAAAGTATGAATTGCTTATCACTTACACCTCCACGATAGTAATAGCGTATTGGGTAAATCATTTCAGCACCTAAACTTATTTGACCATTCGCACCCGTCAGACTTAATGTTTGAATGCTTGTAATATACAGAGCATAAAAATTTCATTGCCAACCTTGAAGGCTTGCCATTCTTATTCCTGAATTTCGGGATAGATCTTAAAAACTTCCCCTCTGTGTAAGAAACACTATACCCGGCTGTAAATTTAATTAGTATTTCACAAAAGTTTAGTGTTGCAGCCTCTATGCAATCATCAAACCCGTAATAATCTGACTTTGATTTTATTTCCTGCATTATTGAGCTTCTTAAATCTTCATTCATTTCTTACCCGCCTTATTTTTGTTTAATCTTGCCATTCTAGCCGCAACCTTTGGATTTGTAGGCTTAAAAGTATCTCGCATAATATCCGTAGGTCTTGCAGTTGAATGCTCAGTTAAAAGTGGTGTTTCGGTTTTATTTAATTGGCCGTTAACCCACTTTTGGTAATTTATCTTAAAGTGCTTATTCCAAATTATTTCGGCTTTCTCTGCACTAACTGAACGGCAGTTAAAACCAACCTGACCACGCGTAGCAACTTCAACAGGGTGTTGTGCCTTTTCTCGATTAACAAATCTAATGTAGCCTGGCGCAGGATCACAAACTGACTTATTGCACCATTGAACAAACTTGCCTGACGATGGTAAAAAATCAGACTCGCAAGCCCTAGCATGTTTAAAGCCCTCTCTTAGCTGCTCAACCGTGTTAACATTGCCCTCAAGAAAAGCTTTCACCCATTCAACTTTAGCCGCGCCAATTGCT